CGAGTAGGATTTGAACCATGACCTTCAATTGGTGCAATAACGGCTCTAGCAACTGCATTTGTACCAGTGGCTGATGAAAAAGTGACATCGGCAAAAGTATATTCAGATCCTTCATTAGTAACAGTAATGTTTGTGATTTCTCCATCAACTACTGTGGCAGTAGCTGTAGCACCTGAACCATCACCAGTTATAACAACAGTAACAGCTCCACTAATATAGTCTACGCCACCATCAGATACAACAATTCTTCCTATTGTACCACCGGTTGAGGTGCTTTCTACTGCTGATTGAAGTGAGGGTAATGCATCTGCTACACCTAATGTTGTTGATGCTGTAGCTCCTGAACCTCCGCCTCCAGTGAAAGTTACATCGGCAAAAGAATAACCAGAACCTGCCGCCGTTACAGTTATAGTATTTACTGCACCCCCTGATATAGTACAACTAGCACCTGCGCCGGTGCCGTCTCCGTCAATAGTGACTTGAGGCGCTGTGCTATATCCTGAACCACCCGCAGTGATCGCTAATGCATCAAGTACACCGTTAACATCAAACGTTGGATTTCCTGTTAGTTTTCTTACTGGAATAAAATTAGAATCTAAAAATTTAGTTCGATCTGCTGGAGATATTTGAAACAAAAATTTCCAAATATACCCATCTTGACCATTTCCATCATGTTCAATATTTGTTGGTCCTGTTCCTTCCGGTTTAGTAGTACTTTGAGCGCCATTGTTATTATCTAAACATTTATACACATTAAAATCATTAGTTATAACATAAAAATTAGCATCTGCTAAATTATCTTCCCCAGACTCGGCTAAATTATCTTCAGAATAGCTATCATCATAAGGATCATATACTGTTCCAGATGTCCAGTCTATTCTTCTAGCTAAGTGGCATATGTTAGCAGAAGTAATTTTCTGAACAAACATAATATTTCGTCTAAACTCATTTAGATAATAGTTAGAGTCAATAGGTTCCTCTGGAAGTTGTTCGTCATCCCAAGGTGTTGTTCTACCAATTGCAAAATATACAAGATCATTAGAGTTTAGAATATCTCTATGAAAAGACCTAGCTAATTCTACTCTTCCTGATCTTGTTAGTAACAATGCCACTTTATTTTCCTATTAAGAAATAGTGATGGTCCAAGTGATGGTCATCGTGTCCGATGCACCCTTGTTAATTACTGCAAAAACTGTCCGGCAAAGCATTGTACCAGATGTAGAAGCATTAAAAATGCCTGCTTCAGTTAACGCACCAGTTCCTACTCCGGTTCCGAATGTCGCAACATATGCAGTTGAGTTAGATGTAACTGTAGTTGATGTTAATGATACGCGAGAACCGAGTTGAGTTCCTAGAGCAGTGTTACCCCCAGCAGTTGCTGTATTATCCGTACCCACTGCCATATGAGACATTGCAGTTGCAGTAGTATCTTTCATACGAGAGGCAATATAAGCAAGACCAGTATTCACTACCAGATTAGGAATAGTAAAATTTTCTTTTTGCTTTCCACTCTCATCATGAATTACTACATTAACACTTCCTGTGATTTTTAATTCATCAGTATTAATCATTTTTTTCTCCAATAAGTTTATGTTATGTTTGTAACTTCACCAACATAATCTTCTGAAAAGTATGTTGGGTCGATATAATTGAGTAACGTTATACTGCCAGAGTCTGAAGCTGTTGCTGAATCTTCAAAATCTATTTCCTTTATTATTGCTATTCCATCTATTGCAGTTGTTGAATCTTCAAAACTTCTTGTCCATTCCATTTCTATTACTGCAATATCATCTATTGCAGTTGTTGAATCTTCAAAACTTCTTGTCCATTCCATTTCTATTACTGCAATATCATCTATTGCAGTTGTTGAATCTTCAAAACCTTTTCCTCTTAATATTTCGATTTCATCTATTGCAGTTGTTGAATCTGCAATACTTCTTGCTGTTTCTATTACTGCATTATCGTTTATTGCAGTTGTTGAATCTTCTAAACTTCTTGTCCAAGTTGTTTCTATTACTGCAATATCATCTGCTGAAGGATTTGTTCCAAATCCAAATGGATCTGTAAATGTTCTATTCCAACTCATATTTATACTAGCAGCATCACTAGTTATGGAAGAATCTAAAAGTGATTTTCCTACGTTTTTAATAATAGCAATAATTCCCGTATATCCTTCAGGAAAATAATCCTCTGGACCATAATCTTGAACACCAGAATCAATATCAGCAGCAGCACTAGCATCTTCAAAACTACTTGCTGTTCCTATTGCAACTGTATCGTCTATTTCAGTTGTTGAATCTTCTAAACTTCTTGTCCAAGTTGTTTCTATTACTGCAATATCGTTTATTGCAACAGTTGAATCTTCAAAACTTCTTGCTGTTTCTATTACTGCAATATCATCTATTTCAGTTGTTGAATCTGCAATACTTCTTGTCCAAGTTGTTTCTATTACTGCAATATCATCTATTTCAGTTGTTGAATCTGCAATACTTCTTGCTGTTCCTATTGCAACTGTATCGTCTATTTCAGTTGTTGAATCTGCAAAACTACTTGCTGTTTCTATTGCAACTGTATCGTCTATTTCAGTTGTTGAATCTGCAATACTTCTTGCTGTTCCTATTGCAACTGTATCGTCTATTTCAGTTGTTGAATCTTCTAAACTTCTTGTCCAAGTTGTTTCTATTACTACAGTATCATCTGCTGAAGGATTTGTTCCAAATCCAAATGGATCTGTAAATGTTCTATTCCAACTCATATTTATACTAGCAACATCACTAGTTGTAGAAGAATCTAAAAGTGATTTTTCTACGTTTTTAATAATAGCAATAATTCCCGTATATCCTTCAGGAAAATAATCCTCTGGACCATAGTCTTGAAAATCAATCTCAGCAGCACTAACAGAATCTGTAAAAAACGGTTCTATTGATATAGTGAAAGTATCTGAATTGGTAGTACTATCTTCTCGTGTAGTACTAAAACTTATTACTAGTACATCACTGGCATCTGTCAAATCTTCTGTAATAAATTCATTAAGATTTAACCCAGTGGTACTAAACACAATTGAAATATCTAAATCAGATATTAAAAATAAATCACCAAATACCTCTTTTCCTGCTGGATGCATATGTTCTCTAAATACATCATTCCAGATATATTGAGGAAGCGAAGATTTGATTATATAAGAATAATTTTGAAATTTAAAATTGTCTTGTAAAATGTTTAAACTAGATAGTTTGCCTCTATCATTTTTATAGTTACCATCATATGCAAACAAATAATCAGAATTCAAAGTTATTTGTAAAGTTTCTCCAGTGTCTGATGTAATAGTATCTGTTGTTGACGCTGAAGTATACCCAGATCCTGGGGCTAAAATAGTCCATGAAGTAGGAACATTAATTGCACCTAGTTCTTCAACTCCCACTTCTTTAACTCTAATGTATGAAAGATCATTTTCAGTTTGAGCAAAACTAAATACATCGCCTACTTTGAATCCCGCATCGCCTTGTATTACAGCAGTAGCTGTAGCACCCGAACCTGCACCTCCAGTAAAAGCAACTGTTGGTACTGATGTATAACCTGATCCTTCATTGGAAACTGTAACACTAGTAACCGTTCCACGTACAGCAGTGGCTGTAGCACCAGAGCCGGCGCCGCCTGTTATTGTAACAGTAGGATTGCTAGTATAACCAGTACCTCCATTTGTAATAGTGATTCCAGTAACTGCATTGCCTGTACGAGTGGCTGTAGCTGTAGCACCAGAACCTCCACCTCCCGTTATTGCAACCGTAGGATTGCTAGTGTAACCAGAACCTCCAGCCGTTACAGTGATACCGGTAACTGTTCCACGTACAGCAGTGGCTGCTGCACCAGAACCTCCACCCCCGGAGAATGCAACAGTAGGATCGCTAGTGTAACCAGAACCTCCAGCCGTTACAGTAACACTAGATACTGAATAATTTGCATAGGCGCCTGATGTCACTGAAGTTAAACATCTAGTTAAATATCCTTTTATATTTGCTTCTGTGTTTGGCGCATCTTTTAAAAGTATAACTGTTTCATAATACTTTTTTGTGTTTACAGTATACGTTAAACCAGTTAAACTACCTGCTGTTGTTGCGATAGCAATATCATCAGTTGTGGTTAAAGTGAAACTAGTCACAGCAGGTAAAGGTGCTACAGAAGTGGCTGTAGCACCAGAACCACCACCACCGGTTATTGTAATAGTAGGTGCGCTGGTGTAACCAGAACCCCCATTCGTCACATTGATACTAGTAACTATGTTACCTGTACGAGTAGCTGTAGCTGTAGCACCCGAACCACCGCCACCTGAGAATACAACAGTAGGATCGCTAGTGTAACCAGAACCTCCAGCCGTTACAGTAATCCTGGTAACTGATCCACTAATAGCAGAAACTTTATAAACATTGCCGCTAGTATAACCAGAAATTGTTCCAGTGCCGCCTAGTGTGCCAGTAATTTTTACTTGATCACCAACAGCAATAGCAGACTTACCACAAGTAAATTGACCAGCAGTACCACTAGTTGCGACAGTTGAATTTATTGAGTGAGCATTAAATGCTATAGTAGTGGTTCCACTAACATAAGAAGAACCTCCACTGTTAATAATGAATCCAGTGACGCTACCATTTTCTACGATAGCTACAATATCCGCACCAACACCACTGCCAGTACTTGTTATAATTACATCTGGAGCAGCTAAATATCCAGAACCACCAGATGTTAAAGTTACTGCTGTAATTACACCGCTGACAATAGTTAAAGTAGCAGCAGCACCAGTTCCTGGACCGGGAATACTAGTCACCGATCTCGGAAGTTCTAAGAATAGTTCGTACTTACTTGGGGTTGTATATGCAATTTTATTTGCTCTAACAACCGCAGTTGATATTCTCTTTGGTTCTGTAATTGCTCTACGATTAGGAATACTTCCAGTATATCCTATAGATTCATAATATAGAATGTCTATTGCTTTAGCATATAAATTTGTAGGTCTGTGATCTTCATATCCCAATAATACTTTGACGGAATTATCTTGTCGCCAAATACCATCAGACGCTCTCAAAATAAACTGAGTAGGATAAGATAATTCTATTTCTTCATCGTATACTAGTCTGAAAAATGCCTTGATTGACCTCTCACTGCCTTTAGACTCATATAAACTTTTAATATTTTTAAATAATTTCTTTTTTTCTATTGCTAAAACTTGTGGAAAATCTTTAGCAAATTCTAGTGCCTTTTTATTTAATTCAGCATCATTTAAATCATCAATATCATAATATCGTTTGTTCAGTAAAAGATGACCAGGTTTATTTGTCTGGTCCATGAACTCATAATATTTTTCTAAAAAAGTTACAAAGTCAGGATAGTCTTCTCTGATAAATTCGGGTAAAGTATACTTGATACCTAAACTAGAAATTTCTTGATATTCTGTTGTGGGTAATGCAGCAAAAGACAATACTGCAACTAGTACTGCACCTGATCCACCACCACCTGTTACAGTTACTGTGGGTGATGTTGTGTAACCTGATCCTTCTTCTGTTATAGTTACTGTTTGTATGATACCATTAAATACAGAAGCAGATGCAGTTGCACCAGTTCCACCCCCACCTGATATTGTGATTGTTGGGGGAATACTAAATCCACTACCACCATTGGTGATAGTGATTGAAGAAACATATCTAGAATATTCAGGTATTCTACTGGACATTAAAACCCTTCTGCCTTAGGTATCATGTTTATTTGTAATCCTGTTCTTGCACCAGTTAATGTACTTTGTACTGTATCATCCAATGCTAAGACTGTATTTTTAGAAGGAGTTGGTATAACTGCTGCTGTAGATACTTGAGCAGTTCTTGTTAAGGTAGTTGTTAATATGTCATTAACATCATCATGAGGTCTAATACTTACACGAATAGCGGTTTCATTACCAAAAAGAGCAGACACTCTCATAGCAAGAATTGTAATTTTACCAGTTGAATAATCAATTGTTCCTATATCTCGAATTTTAGAACCAGAATCAGATTGTAAAAATACAGTACCAAATCCATTATACTCAGGTGAGACAACATCTGCATTAGGAACATCTTGTAATTTTACTTTATTTGTCGCGTCATTATTCGTATAATTAAACCAAGTGCTATGTAATTCTCTTGGTTGTACTCTGGAATTAAACGTAAAAGTATAATTTACATCTCTGTCAAAATCTAATATTTCTATTCTCTTTTGTAAAGACGGAATAATGTTTATTGAAATAATTGAATTAGAAACACCTTTAATAATGGTATGCAATGCAGAAAAATAAAAGTTTTTATTTAATATATTAAGTTCAGTGTTAAAAAATGTTGAAATTGCACTTGATACTGAAGAAGAAAGTTGCCCAGGAGTAAGTGATGTTGCATTAACATTATAAACAACTCCTACTTTCAATGTAATAAATGTATACTCTGGATCAACAAACTCAGGTAGAATTGCAATAGATCCTCTTGGATCAATAATGTTACTTACAATATTATCTTTATCTTGCTGTGTTATAATTTGCCCAGGAATAGGGTCTAATGAAATAAAGACCTTACCATAAATGGGAGGATCATTACTTTCACCGCCCCACACTGAGCAAGACTGAATGTTTTCATTACTTGCTAATATTAAAGATTTGTAATCAGAGGCAGTTACTCCTCTTTCTCTAGCAGAATTATATTTAGGGGCGTTGATTTTAATGCTGTCTATACTTTCTTTATTTTGCCCGCCTGAGGCTGCAACGTTTCCACTATAAGCCTTAATTTCACCTCCACCTGTTAAAGTTGCTGAACAAGTAAAAGTTTTTGCTCCATTTGCAGTAACTCCATTTGTGTTTATATAATCTACAATAACAACATTACCAGCAGTTAATTGCTTACCTATTACATCATCACCAAATGTAATAGAATACAATCCTTCTATTGTTTCTTCAAGAAAATAAACTTTTGAAGATTCGTCTATGTCTAAAATACCAGTATGTAACACATATGTTTCAAAGTTAAAATTTGATCCTGATGTTTGAACCCTAACTCTTAAAGTGGAAGTGTCTACATCTTTGTTCGGTATAATAACAGGGTCTAATTCTTTTTCAGCAGCAATTAGAAAACTATTTGATATTCTTTTGCCTTCTTTCAGTTTAAGATTAGAAAAAACAAATTTACCTGTACCTGAAACATCTTGTAAAGTAGCAGTGACTGCTTCTGATGGGACGAAAGTATATGAAGTACCATTTAACGATGTCGTAAAAACAGTGTCTCTGGGTAAAGTATATGTGCTACTAGTATATGCACCAGAAGGTGTAATAGTAAAGTTTATTGTTGCAACAGGGCATCTTCTAGAACGAGGAGTATACCCTAAAGTTTTAGCTAAGGATACCACAGATGTTCTCTTTATTGCTGAATCTAAAAATGATTCATTTGCTAACAAGTGTGCAAGAACTGCATTGTAGTGAGTGTTATATGCTAAGGTATCCAATAAAACAGACAACGCAGATCCTTCAAAATTATAATCTGAGAATTCTGCTTGAGATTGCATAAAGGTTTTTAAATTTTGTTTTATATTATCAAAATCTAATTCGGTTACATTTATTTGAGGCATTTTTTACCTTAGTCTCTGTAAGTTTACATTAAACTCTTGTGGTTGAGTAAATCCCCTAGCAAAATAATAGATAGAAACTTGATATAAATTTTTGTCATAGTCAGGGATAACCGCTATACTTTCAATCACAGCCCTTGGTTCATATGCTTCTATTAAATTTCTTATTACTTTAGACATAACTTCTGCTTGTAACCGAGTCATGTTTTCAAATAACATTCCTCGTAAATTTGCTCCCTTTTCTGGGGCAAATCGTCTTTCATAAAAATTAGTTAATATTAAAATTTTTAAAGATTGTGAAACAGCATTGACATCTATTTTTTTGCCAACGTCACCTGTAACTGGATTTAACGTAAATGCTAAATCCAAATCTTTGTAAAGTTTAGTTATCTGTTTAGTTAAAAGAGCCATGTATGTATTTATAACTCAGTGTATAATGATGGAGGCACGATATTAAGAAATCTTTCACCTGCTTCTCTTCTTCGGCGTTCTATGTCTACCGTCAAACTGGGTTTTGGTAATTCTGGTAATCGGTGACCTCTTATAATTGCAGCAGCATCTATTTCAGGAAAAGATGCTGGAGTTCCTCTCAGAATAATTTCAGCACCATCCAATTCGTAATTAGGAATTATTTTACAAATATTTTCTAAATCAAAAGCACCCGATCTTAAAAGATTTGGTAGATCATTTAAATCTATATCGCCTAAATCAACACCACTCCATTTAGTTTTCAAATTTGTGAGTTCATTTTGCAAAGCCTCGCCTGCAAGTTTAGTGACAATTAACTTTTGAGCAAAAGAAATTATATCATTCTGCAAACTATTTGGAATTTTAGGAAAATCTATTTCAGGTATCATAGATTTCAAACTTGCTTTTATAGCACTAACTTGAGCAAGTATTGTTGCCTTTAATCCGCCGACAGCACCACTTACAACACCATTAATAGCACTGTCTAATGCGGTATTAGCAGATTCTATTTTATCTGCTAATTTTAATAATCCTTCTGATGGTCCACAACTCATATTATTCTCCTATTATGGAATTGGTGTGCCTGTCTGTGGTGCAGCAGACCCACCAACGGTGTGCTTGTGTCCAGTTAATGTAATCTCTGGCGAACCTGCTTTAACTTGTACTGAAGCGTCTAATGTACCGGTAACATTAACATTTTGGTCTATGTTTGTAACACTAGCGGTTAAGGTTTGAGTCGATGAAGATTTAAGTAATTGTGTTGAACTAACAGATTCAATTTCTTGTTTACCATTAGATTTTATTATTAAATCTCCACCAGATCCTATATTAACATTTTCGCCTGATGCTATACTAATAGATTCAACAGCCAAAATATTATAAGTATCTGCAACTGAGGTAGTCATTTTGCCAGCGTGAGTTTCAGAAACATTGCCCCCAACTGTGGTTGTTTTAGTTCTACCAACAGAATGTGTTTGAGTTCCTGTTACTGTTTCAGAATCATCACCACTAATTCTAAGACCTCTACTACCATTTATTTGAGTATTTGAATCTGTTAATATTTCAGTTAAATCATTGCCACCAATTTTAGTAACTCGGTCTCCTCTTACTGTAGTAAATTGATTACCATCTACTTCAGTATATAAATCACCTTGTACATATAACTTAACATTACCGCCTATAGTAACATCACACGAACCTTGTATTGTAACTTTTTTATCACCTAAAGTAATTTCATATTCATCACCGACTATTTTAGTAATTTTTTTACCGTCAGATTGAATTTCATAAAATGTACCTGAGTTATGATATTCATGTATTCTACCATTACCTGGTGTATCATCTACTTCAAATACATGCCCAGATTCTGTTTCAACTACTCTATTAAAAGGATACACTGACGTTTTACTAGTTTCAAATGTAGGAATAGAACCAGGTTTTGTATATGTTCCTTGATCTGTAGATCCAAATCTAGGATGAGGTTCATCCCAAAATTCTCTTGTATATGTTGCAGACGGTTTATCTTCACCGACTGAAGGTACGCTAGGAGAAACTGCTCTGGGTATTTGTTTAGAAATGGTTTGTCTTTTTGATATTAAACTAGCATGTTTTTCAGCATCTTTGCCTCTTGCTAGTCTTGATATATCAGGTTCACCGAGTGCGTTATAACCGGCGTCTTCTCCGTTACGAGGATATCTGTGTTTAGGATCAAAAAATCCTATAGAAGAATCGTCTATTCTTTGCAAAGGCATTCCAGCCAAAGAACCCATAATTATAGGTATCTGATCATCTTCGTCAGCATAAAAACCAACTACTGTAGAACCTTCAACTAGACTAGGCGTATCACTTATTCCTGATATACTAGCAGACGTTACTGGCATGATAGCAACTGCCCACGGTAAATCGGTAGTAGGCAATACATCACGATTCGCAGTGTGATAACCTAATACTCTTACTCTATACCTTCCTAAGTATTCTGGGTCTGCTCTATCTTCAACAACACCTAACCAGAGTTTAAAATTTGGTCTGTTCATTCACTGTTTTCTCCAAGACTTTTATTCAATCCATTTTTTACAACTTCAGCAAGTATAGAATGCTCACCAAACTTAAAAGTATGATGTATCGCAGTTATTAAATATGACCCTGATAATAATTGATCATGTGCTTGTTCTGGAGTATTTTCATTCTCTAACTTTGTTCTAGCAGACGGATATAAAATTTGTATTAACATACCAACTTCAATATCAGTTCTACCATGTATTTCAATTTCAAATTTAAAATTATTAAATGAATTTATGTATGATGTTCTATAGTGTATTCTATCTGTAACATACTGTGCTGGATGACCAGCTGGCAAATCTTCTAAATGATCAGTAACACCATAATCGTTATACAAATTAGTGTTGTATGTTACAAATTGTGAATGTGCATATGGATTACTAGCAATATTCGGAAATGCGATACCCGCATCTGTTTTAACAAATGCTGCATTTTGTTCTCTAAAATCAAAAGTAGATTCTGTCATTTTTTTTGTCGTTAAATCATATCCTCTAATTGAATTAGAATGATATCCAGACATGATGCCTTCAATAGCATCAAAAGTTTTTGGCATCTTTATATTTTTCAATCTAGTCATATCAGGAGGAACATTAACGCCTTTATATACAATACCAGAAGTTCTTCTGGGAGTAGTATTCTTTTGCACCTCAATTACATATTCTTCAAAATGTCCGGTTGCAAGTTGCTGTGTTATTAATCCTTCTATACTAGTAAAATAAAAGCCTTTATTGCTTTCATAAAAAAAATAATCAGAACTGTTTAGTATATTACCTTTAACACGTTTACCAATAAATGATAAATTTTTAAATGGTGACCAATGATTAGAAATATATCTCAATCTACTTGTATGGGGGGTATCAAAAATAACCAATGAAGTTTTTTTATCAGGAGTATCTAGTCTTCTAGCTTTAGCAATATAATCATTATAAATTTTACTTACAATTTCATCAGTAGTTCCTGAAAAGGAGCGTACTAAAGTTTCTATTTGATCCATAAAACCTTCAACTGAAATAAAATTCATAGTATACATTGTTTCTCTATCACCATTAAGAGTTCTATTTTCTATGGAATACAATTGAAAGGTTTTTTCGATGACATTTGAAGGAATGTTTTCAAATGTTGGTGTTCGATATTTAATGGTAATAACTTCAATACCTAATATTGGAAGTTCAGATATTAAATTTGCAGAATCGACAATAGTAAGATTGCCGGTCAAACAGGGAGAAAAAATGTCTTCATATAAATTCAATTCAACCACAAAATTGACTAAATCAACAACAACACCATTTACTAAAGAGATGGTTATTTCTTCTGTTAATACTGTACCAGCTTTTTGTAAAATTTCATCATTATACGACATTTTAAATTGCCATCAATTTAGTGTGCTGTGTTACAAACTCTTTTAAGTAGTCTGGTCTCAATATAGAAATTTGTCTTTTGTTTTCGTTTAATTCTAATTCATACTGGTAATTAGATATAGCAACATATTCTCCACTGACTATTTTGGCAGCATCATAATCAACAATAATAGAAGTATCTTCAGCCAAAGCATAATGATGG